AGGCATCGTAGTAGTCGGTTGATTTACCACAGGCACAGTCGTAGAGGGTGCAATAGTAGAAGTGGTCATCTGTTGAATTGTGGATGTTGTTGTGGTGTCCCATGATGTTGTTGTCTCCTGAATAGTTGTTGTTGTTGTTGGGATGCCGTTAGTTGTGAACGCTTCGTCTGGAACTATCTCAAACCCTAAGCCGTCAATGTTCCATGCAAGCATAAGGCACGAACTGCCCCCGTTCTCGTACACCCACAAATCTAGGCTGGCATTGCCTGCACTAATGTGTATCTGTCCTGATTCCATCCAAGTGCAACCTTGGTCATTCCAGTTGCCCCATTCATTACCGTCAATGTCAATGATACCACCGTCATCTGAAGCCAACCAAAACTCAATCGTATTATGTTCCGGTATCTCAATGAAGCCTGTCATGTGAACCATGAACAGGTCGTTTGTGCAGTCCTCAAACGGTTCACCCTCATACGAACGGTTGATGTTGTTTTCCACTTCACTACCGCAAACGGTATAGATGTCATCTGACCGTATTGGTGGTATTTCGTCAATCGTGTAGTAGGTGGTTTGTAGCCCCGCTACTGGTTCAGCGTTGGCTTGCGGCGCAAACAACGCCAAGATTGCTACTGGCGCAAAAATCAACCAACGAGTAATACGCACAATCTAAAAAGTTATGCTTCCAGAACCTGTAAAAGTATAAACATGATAACCAGACCTAGATGAATTAAAACTGTATGTAGGAGAACCAGTTACCACAGCAGCATCAAAAGTGATTGGGTATGCAATAATAACCAAACCGCCCTGACCGCTAGTTCCAGCAGTACCACTAAAACCAACTTCATTACCACCGTTCCCACCACCACCATAAGTACCAGCACCAGAACCAGCACTCCCAGGTGAACCATATGAAGTATATGCTCCTCCTCCGCCACCACCAGCACGAGTTGTAGCAGTTCCATTTATGGAAGAAGATGCACCTGACCCACCGCTACCACCGTTTTCACCAGAGTTGCTTGCACCATTGCCACCTGCTCCACCACCGCCACCAGCAGCACGAGAACGACCAGCAATAATACCTTGTCCACCACCGCCATTGTTTCCTTGTGATGGAGATGTACTAGGTGTGTTTCCTGCACCTCCACCAGCACCGTCAACTCCATAAGCGCCACCACCAGAACCACCACTTGAATTTTGCGTTCCCCCGCCAGCAGAAGTAATACTAGAAAAAACTGAATCAGCACCATTGGTACCGTTTGATAATGCGCCTCCAGTGCTACCACCACCGCCACCAATTGTGACTGTTAATGCCGAACCTGATGAAACAGAAAACGCAGCAGAAGTTCTATAACCACCTGCACCACCACCACCACCAGCATAGGAACCACCACCGCCTCCACCACCAGCAATAACTAAATACTCTACAGTTGATGGGGGATTACCACTAGAACCACCAGACCAGTAAGAATCAGTCTGTGCAGTGCTTCCACGCCGTGAGCGTGGAGCCAAAATAGTAGCAACAGACCTGCCACCTTTAGTTTTGTTATTGAAAGCAGACATTTAACTTACTTGAATCCAAGACAACGATTCTTCATTCCAATAGTACATTCCGTCTGGTTTTGGAACTGGTGGCTGCCAATCATTGTTGGAATCTAAAGTCCAAGAAGAAAAAGGTTTAGGTTCAACAAATTCATCTTTAACAGAATCGTATGTTCCACCAATAGTTGCATACTGCTTTCTAAAATTGTGGTTGTACGATGTTTGCAACCAGTTGCCGTCCAAATTCAAAGAGGCAATAAATGTTTGTCCAATTTCATCTGACTGTGGATATTCTCCAACCACATCATTTGATACGACAATAACATTGGCAACAATGTTGTTTTCTATTTTTGCAAAATGTGCCATTAGAATGTAATACTCCCTAAACCAGTAAATGTGTAAACACGGTACCCTGCACGACTAACAAGACTTATTGTCGGTGAACCTGTAGTTGCACTTGCGGCATCAAAACTATCTGGATAAGCAATAACTACTACGCCTGAACCACCTGCACCACCAGTTGGAGAACCACCGCCACCGCCACCGCCACCGCCACCAGTATTGGCTGTACCAGCAACACCTGTTCCATTATTGCTTCCGTTACCACCACCACCACTGCCTCCAGTACCAGCAGTTAAACCTGCACCACCGTTGTATTCGCCTGTGCCACCGCCACCGCCGCCAGCGTAAGTAACAGAAGTACCAGAAATTGATGATGCTGAACCAGCACCGCCTACGCCACCAGCACCATTTGATGGTGCATTAGAACCGACAGCACTTGCACCTCCTCCTCCGCCACCACCCCAATAGGTGGTGTTGCCGACATCTTTTCCAGTGCCGCCAGCGAAACCTTGTCCAGCAGTTCCTGCTGCGCCTGCTTCATTGCTAATACCGCTTCCACCACCACCCGAACCACCAGTTGCAGCCAATATATCACCAGAGCCACTTCCGCCACGACCACCAGCCGTTGATGTAACTGTGCTAAAAACTGAATTGCTACCATTTGTTCTGTTCGCACCACCAGCACCAACTGTGACTGTGTAAGAGTTACCAGCCGATAAAAAAATTGAACTAGTCAAAAAACCACCAGCACCGCCACCACCCGAACCACGATTCCCTCTAGCACCGCCACCACCGCCACCAGCGATAACAAGATATTCAACTTCTGATGGTGGACCCATCCCACCACCACGCCAATAAGAATCAGCCTGAGCAGTGTTACCACGCCGATTGCGTGGTGCCAAAGCACCACCGCCAACCGATTTACCACCACTAGTGTTCCGATTAATACGAGACATCTAAGATGACCTTACGCTGCTATGCGGTTAACATACCCATAAACAACAATACTAGTGTTAGTTGCAGCATAAGCCGTAATAACCTTAGGGGTAGCATTACCCTGAAGAATAAGACCTGGAACTACTAGATACAAACCGTTTTCAGCCTTAACAGTATATTCAATTTCGTTTGTACCAGCAGTTACACCACCATACTGAATGGTAAGTTTGCGGTCAGTAGTATCGTAGTTGACTGCATACAGCCAAACTTCGTCAATTGTTGCAGGAGTACTAGAACCTGTGTGGATAGTTGGACCAGCGACACCAGACGAACCAGAGTTAATCAATAACCCCAAACCGTTTGCTGTACCGCTTAATGCTAGTTTAGTAAAAGTTGCCATATACTATGTTCCTTTGTTCCCTAAAGAGAGAATATATCTTGCTCAACCGTATCATAACGGGTAAATACCTGTAATTCTAACCATTCCTCAAAATCATTTGTGTCAAAGTTAGATATATCAAATGCCAATGGATAAACATCCATAAAGTAACTATTAGCCAAATCGCCTAAAGTATCACCCGTAGCACCCTCATCCTTAAAGAACTGGTATGCCAACGACCCACGATACTGTAAACCTTTTTCAGACCAAAACGCATACAACAAGTCACCCAAAGTTTGACCCGTTGACGGATATGCCACCGATAGAGCCTCATACATGGCATCATTAGTTGTAGTCATTACCTGTCCTTGCTAACCTTAGTATCCAAACGAAACCTCTGCTCTGATGCTGCGCTAGCAGCAATCAACTCAGTCAACTCACTATCAGACAACTCACTGGCTTTGCCGCTATGTTCAACCTGAAGTTGAACGGGAGCCAAACGACCAGTAGCCTGAAGATACAACTTAGCCGAATTGTTATCCCCCTCAAGAGCACGCTGGAACAGGTTGTCCAGCAACTGTTGTGTTCTTTCGGGTGATTGCTGTTGTTCTGTTACTCGTCGTTCCCACTCAGATTTAAATATAGGTTTCTTTTTCCAACGCCTGAGCGTTGTTTCGTCTATAGATTCTTGTTTGGCATACTGGTTTTGACTGGATGGTATCCGACCTACTGATGGGGTACACAACCAGTTTAAAAACTTTTCTTGCCGTTCATCCAAGTTAGAGTTTTCTGACATTCTATAGAAGCGGTACTGTTCCCTAGGGGAATGTTACAGTTGTGTTAATTCTTTGTTACAGTTGTGTTACAATTTGAGTGTTTTGTTATGGGTGTTGCGTTTTACAAAAACTCTCGTAGGGAACAGCATGTTTTGAGTATGGGGGGTCAGGGGGGACTCAACCTGTTGGTTTCGTCCCGTTAACGCCAGTGCAACGGGGCGTTAACCGAAAGATTCTATTATACAATATAATACACTGGAATGTGTTTAGCGTGGACAAGGATGGGTTATGGAAGTGTTGAGAACAACCGTTGTAGTAGTAGGGTCAGTTTCTTTGACCTTAACAGTATTAGGTCTACTTATTAGAATACTGTTTAACGCTGTAGATGATTGGACACAAAATGGGTTTGACTGATGAAGAGATGGTTTTGTTGAAACTGTTGAAGAAACCAAAACCAAAGAAGTAATGGGTTACACTAAGCCAGAGTTGCGTGCTAGAATTGTGTCAGCCGTTAAGGCTGGCACCGCTGGTGGTAACGCTGGGCAGTGGTCTGCCCGTAAAGCCCAAATAGTAGCGCAACGCTACAAGAAGGCTGGAGGTGGGTACAGTGGACCTAAGACCAGCAAACAGCAATCGTTGAGTAAGTGGACATCTGAGAAGTGGACTACCAAATCTGGTAAACCATCCACACAGGGACCTAAGGCTACAGGTGAACGGTATTTGCCTAAGAAGGCTATAAAGGCTTTGTCGTCAGCAGAGTATGCGGCTACGACTAAGAAGAAGCGTGAGGGAACTAAGTCTGGTGAACAGTTCGTTAAGCAACCTAAGAAGGTTGCCAATAAAACTAAAGGTTATAGGTAATGGCTAAGACAGCAGCGTGGACAAGAAAAGAAGGCAAGAACCCAGCAGGTGGTTTAAACGCTAAAGGTCGTGCATCCTATAAGGCTCAAACAGGTGGCACATTGAAACCACCTGTCACCGCTAAGGCTGCAAAGAAATCACCTAAGAAAGCGGCACGGCGTAAATCATTCTGTGCAAGAATGGGCGGCATGGAGGGACCTATGAAGGACTCCAAAGGACGACCAACTCGCAAAGCATTGGCTTTGCGTAAATGGGACTGTTAGTTATATACAATACTATATAAAATAAGGGTCCCCCACAATTAGACCCCCACCCCATGTGACCTTAGTCATAGCATGGACAAGTTGTATAACCCCCAAAAACTGGTACCCCTCTCTGGCTCTGATGCAATAGAGTACCAGACTGACCGAGCCGTAGCCCCCCCCATGCCCCCCCACCCGCATTGGAGTCGTGAATGGTGTCACAATCGTGCGGGAACACGGGTATCTGTGCGCCCACATACAGTTCCCAGCCAAAAACGGTGCGCTAATCGCAGGCGGGCGGGACTGTACGAAGCAGACCTGTTTCTCGGGTTTCTATATGCGTGGGGACGGGTGTGCGCGTCAAAGATAGGAGGCAACTGTTCGGCGATGCCACACAGTCACTAACGCTGATGATGTGTGTGTGGCTGGGTGTGCATGTCAAAGAGTTGTTGTGTCGTTCGGCGTTGCCGAGTGATACAGTGTTCATGCCTGCGTTGGTGGGTGTGAGCGTCAAAGAGGTAGAGTGGTGGTTGCGACATGGTGTTGCGACATTAGGTGTTCGTGAACGAACAGCCACACAAGTGATAGTCTGGGAGGACATCATGGCACGCAAAGCAAAAACAGTAGAAATCGTTAATGTCATTGGGCGTTACACGAAGCATGACAAGTGGTGGGTTGTTGCGTTTGATGATGCAACGGAAGTGTACGAGACTGGTACGGTTGTGACCGTGAAGCCACAGGAAAAGGATGCCCACAAGGTAATCATTCAGGTTCTCAAGGCTTCGTCAATCGTGGTTTCGGACGAGGAGTTGCCAACCTTGTATTACACCTACACGAAGGTGTCTAGCAAGTAGGTAGACGGTTGGTTGAGGGTGCACAGGTTAATCCCCTGACTTGTGCACCTGATTGCACACCGTGTGCAGATAGGATATGGCTGGGAGGCTAATATGAATAATGATAAGCAAGAGGTGCAGTTGTTACCTAAGGGCGTGTACTGTTGTCCACGCTGTGATAAGCAGTTTGAGGTGTTTGTGCGTGTTGTTGAGGTGGCTTGTACTCAGCACGGACAGATGACAAAGAAAGGAGCAAAGTAATGGAATATCAGGAGGGTATGAAAGTCAGGTTCATTAAGGGTCACCGTTCGGGTCAGGTGTGGACTGTGTTGGAGCATTATTGGGGTTCTGATAATGTTTTGGTCATGCCTGAAAAGGGTTCTGGTCGGTTCGCTGTGTGTGTTACAACTAATATGCTTGAGGAGGCGTAATGGATGAGTATAATTTAGTGTTGATGATTATGGGCTTCGGCTTAGTGTGTTTTTTATTCGGATACGGTATGGGAGGTAGCAAATGATGAGTCGTAGAGATTATCAGGTATTGGCAAGGTGCATAGAGATAGTTGGAGATAACCACAGAGGTCGGGAGGGTGAGATAGCGTTGGGTGAACTGGTGGAGGATTTGTGTAAGCGTTTGCACCTAGAGAATCCTCGGTTTGATACGGAGAAGTTTGTCACGAAGTGTAATGTGTCGTTACCACCGAAGGAGGCGTGATGTTGGTTTGGGTTAAGACTAGTTATGGTTGGGAGGCTGATGCACCTTATATGGAGGGTAGTTATATTGTGCAAGGCGCAGTAGGCGAGGGGTTTGTTTTGACAGCGTTTTGGAATTGTGTTAGCAATGGTGGACAAAATCAGATGGAGTTTGAGTGTCCGATTGTGTTTAAGTCGTTGCGTACTGCCAAGGATTGGTGTCAGCGTGATTATGATAGTGAGTGTGCATAATAATAGGTTTCCGTTGGCAATCCTGCCAACGGATTAGCATGAACTGGGAGGTTCATTATGAGTAAGAAAATATCGGTTAAGGTTAGTCGTATTAAATTGTTGGAACAACTTAAAAGTTCTTTGCGTAAAGCAACAGCAATTAGTAATGATTACGATAAGGCTACTGTTGAGCATGATAAGGAAGTTAAGGCTATTCATGCGAAGGTTGTAAAAAACTTGGGTAAGGGTAAGGTAATTGAGTGTCGTGATAGCACTGGTCATTACGAACGGGTGAACAAGGTGGTTGAGTACACGATTACTGTGACTTTTCCTGATACCTTTTTCGTTAAGCCTAAGTCACCTGAGTATCCTGAAATGTTAAACAAGTTTGAGCGTTCAGAGTTGGAGCAAATCATTAAAATGCTTGAGTTGTGTGATGATGAGTTTGTTTCTACAGGCGTTTATGGTAATGTAGCCCGATACATTTAATCGGGTCACTGTGTGGGGGTTCGTAGCCCTCACATAGTACAATTTACGCACACCTGTATGGGTGTGTGCGTCAAAGATAAGGTTTCGGCTTGGCAATTCCGCCATGCCGATTAGTGCCGAAAGGCAGGAGGAAATACATTATGGCTGGGAAAGCGTTAATTGTTTTATCTGTGAATTGTGCAGATAAATCGGCGAAAGTAAAATTCTCGTTAGAGTCGGAACGGGAGTACGATTATGCTCTGGTACGACTTGACCGTAACACACTCATTAAGGTTGTTGGGTTGTTGGGTCATAAGTTTGTTGGCAAGTCTCCATTGTCGTACACACAGTACGAGTTGAAGAATATGGCTGAGAAACTTATGACAGACCGAACGGATGTTGTGACGAGCAAGATTGTTGCTACTAGACCGACTCCTAGTGTTCCAGCACCTACGGTGACTGTCACACCTACTGTCCATGCTAAACCAGCAGGGATTGAGGATGCTTTACGGAATGTTATCACCGAGGCTATGTCGGCTTACACCGAGAATGGCGTGGACAAAGATGTGGTCACACAGATAGTGAATGAGGCTATCGGTCATCATGTGGCTGAAACACAGAAGTCTATTGACGCTTTGACACGGATTATCGCCGAGTCTAGACCTGAGGTGAAACATATTACGCTTACTGGTGGTGTTGTCCGTAAGATTGAGGGTCGTACACACTTCCTGTTTGATAAGGTGTTGCGTGTCGTTGATGCAGGGTTATCGCCTTGGATTACGGGGTCGGCTGGTGTGGGTAAAACTATGCTTGCCGAACAGATTGCTACAGCCTTAGGGTTGGAGTATAGCCCTGAGTCGTTCTGTTCGCAGTCATCTAAGGCTGAGGTTAAAGGCTATAAGGACGGTCACGGATTGTACCAGTCAGTGGACTTCCGTAAGCGTTTTGAGGACGGTGGTGTCTATCTGTTGGATGAGATTGACGCTGCGAACCCAAACATTCTGCTTACGCTTAACAGTGCACTCAGTAATGGTTGGATGATGTTTCCTGATGGCAAGGTTAAACGCCACGAGAAGTTCGTGGCGATAGCGTCAGCGAACACTTACGGCAACGGTGCTACAGCAGAGTATGTTGGTAGGCAGGTGATTGACGGCTCTACACTTAATAGGTTCGTCAAGTTTGATATGCCTATTGACGAGATTATGGAGGCTGGTATCGTGAATGACCTATCGGTGGACGCTACTAGTGGTCGTACATGGTTGGACATTGTTCGTAAGGCACGAGCCAATGTCGCCTCTAGTGGACTCAAGGTTATCATCTCGCCTCGTGACTCGTATCATGGTGCGAAGTTGCTTAATGCAGGGTTCACTTTTCAGGAGTGTGTGCCTATGACATTCGGTTCAGGTATGAAGTCTGAACAGTATGCTAAGGTCATGGCTGGCATTACTATGCCTGCTGGTGGTGCTAAAGTTTAATGCTTGGATGTGGGTACACTCACCTACATTCCCAGCGTGGGTGGGTGTACCTGTCAAAGATAGCCAACAACAACTAGGAGGTAGTTATGATTACGGAAGTTATAGATAAGGTTCATGTTGATGAGTTTGAGTCGTTAGGTGAGGCGTTACATTACGCTAAGGCTAATGACAATAGGCGTTCATCGGACGCTCAGCGTGATACAGATTGGGCTGGTTCACGGGACTTAAACACTGCTGTCCAACTGGGGTTGGACGGTTGGCATGATATTCGTCCTGATGTTGATGCAATGTTTAGTCGTATGGAGGAGCAAATAAATATGTCGCTTGGTGATGTGTTTGAGATGCGTTACGATTACAGTGGCGATAGTGTGGACATTGACCGTTTCCTTATGGGTGACCCTGAACACATGATGGATTATGAGACTGTTCCTTCAGGTAGAATGGGGCGTGTCGTTCGTGTTTTGGTTAATGGTTCTGCTAGTGCGTTTGTTTCTCCCGAACTTATTAGACAGCGTGGTGTTCTAGCAGTAGCGTTGATTGATGTGTTGTCTAAGTTGGGTGTTGGTGTAGAGTTGTGGTTGGAGTCTGCTACAGAGTATAATGACAAATTGCACTCACAACTTATCAAAATACATTCATCGGAGGAGCGTTTAGATATTGACAACCTGATGTTCAGTATGGCTCATCCGTCCATGCTTAGACGAGTCGGGTTCAGTATTCTGGAGCGTACCAGTTGGGCACCTGCTAAACAGTGCGCTCAACTTGGTGCAGGTTATGGTCGTCCTCACAATTTAACTCAAGGTAAGCGCATTGGTGCTGATGTTGAGATTGACAAGTTACAGAACGCAACAGGTGACCCTGTTGTGGACGGTGTTGCTTACATTATGTCCACCATTAAAGGATTGGATTTACTGTAAGCACAAACAGTGCCTACGCTGAGATAGTAGGACGGGGGTTGGACGATAAAACTCCAGCCCCCGTTAATTGATATCCCAAACAACAATATGGAGGTAGTTATGAGTAACAAAGTAAAAGGATTATTGTTAAACGCTGGTGTTGGTGGAAGTATAGATACGATTACTGTTGATGGTTTAGAATCAATTCAAGGTTATGTTGGTGGTACGATTGATGCTGTCAGGGCTGAAGTTGCTGACACTATTTGTGCTGTCGGTTATGTGCATGATGAGGGATTGATACTGGATTTGGAGATGAATTGGTTGGCTAGTGCATTGTTCTCACGAGAGATTCGTGGTAATGTTGTGTTGGTTAATGGATACAATAAGGATAACGAATATGATGGTGATAATCATGAGTTCCCTGATGTATTCATTAGGTATATGAAAACTTCTTTCCTCAAGAAAGTTGCTGATGCTTACAATGAATCACAAATGATTTCTGCCATGCTACAGTATTCTTTGGACACAGGATTGATTAGCAAAGAAGGAATTGATAATCTTATGGAAGAATTAGGCGAGGCTATACTGGCAGACGATGAAGTAGGGTTGGAAGATTTGTCTGCAAGGATTGAAGAAATTATGGCTAAACTTGATAATGCCATGAGTGAAGAAGCGTCAAGTAAATTGATTGATGAAATCTATGAGTTTCTAGATAAGGAGGTTGAGTAATGGAGTTCATTGAAACACCTATGTGTACCGTGTGTGGTGCAACTACGCTTATGTATGTGGATGAAATAGCATACTCTAGGTGGCAAGGTCAGGAAATCCTTATACAGCAAGCGTTTCCCGAGATGACTGCTGGTGAACGAGAGTTACTGAAAACAGGGTTTCATCCTGCGTGTTGGGATTCACTATTTAGCGAGGAGGAATAATGAGTGACACATTCATTAAGGTTGATGCCGTTTATGGTATGTGGCAAGGTGAACGAATATGTGAAATCATGCAATACACCCGTGAAATGGGACATGTTTGGACTACCGACACCATGTTGAATTACTTTGACAAACTACTGGAATGTTACGACTTGTAT